GCCTTGATTATCCTGGAAGACTTCGATATGCGGGAACACTCCGCCCACTGGGAGGCCGGTGCAAAGCAGAACTTTGACACCGGCCTCTACACCGCCTACAGCATTTTATATATCCGCGTGGAAGACTACGGCAATATGCCGCAAGTGGGAAGCATTGTGGCGATTGACGAAGACACCAAGGACGAGCGGCTATTTGAGATCAAGAGCTGCGAAGACGAGGGCGGCGTTTACCGCATGATCCTGGAAAGGACGAGGCAAGGGTAATGGGCAGGGTTACATACGACGCCGGGCAAATGCTCCTGACGATAGACGATACCGGTGTGGAGCGGGCTTTGGGAAGCCTGCACCGCAAGGCCCCCGCTGTGCTGAAGGTTGCGATCAACCGGACGGCGAGGCAGGCCCGGAAGGATTTGATCGGGGAGGCAGAAAAGCGATATGCCTTGACCGTGAGAGGCAAGGCCCGCCTGCGCCTGCTGAAACTGCGGAAGAGCGCCACAAACACCAGCCTGGAAGCGGAGCTTCGGCAGGGCGACGAGGGGCTTACCCTGAACGCCTCCTACTTCCAGCACTCTCCGACGGTTCCCCGCATGGGCAGCGCCGCGCTACACGGCCCGGCGTTCCAGCGGGTGCGGACGCTGAAAGGCGGACCGATGGAGGAACTGACAGAGACCAGGGGAGAGAGTAAGGGCTTTTTGATCCGAGTTAAGAACGCGAAAAACGATCACCTAATGTTTGCCCACCGGATTTTAGGTTCCTCCTCCAGCAGCACCACGACCAAGACCGGAAAGCCCCGGTGGAGAAACCGGGCCGGGAACGTGGAAAAGGCGTATGACGTGAACCGGATTGGCGCGTCCTCCCAGCAGCGGGCGGTATGGCAAAGGGGCGTTGACACCACGGCGGCGGAGAATTTGGAGCGGTTTGTGGAGCAGCGCATCCAGCAGGTGATCGCGGCGGCGAAATAAGGAGGGAGCGCAATGCAGCGAAACTATGCAAGGGAAGTGAGACGCGCCGGTGTCGGAGGAACCCCCCAGCTCTGCCAGGACGCCCTTGTGGAAATGCTGGAAGAACTGTTCGAGGGAAAGAAATTCATCGGGCAGGAGGGACGCAAGGCGCTGAATATCTTCAAGCAAAATCTCCCGATTCCCAAACGGCAGCGGGACCGGAGGGCGGACACGGACGAGGCGGCGGCACCGTATATCGTGGTAGAAATGAGCGAGGGCGCTATCCTGGACGACGACAGCCCGCAGGTGGTGGATTTCAGCCTGGTTATCTGCGCCTACGACAAGGGGACGGACCGGGAGGGCTTTCAGGATGTGACAAACATTAAGGAAGATATTATCCAGCGTATTTGTTCCAGACCCTACTTCGGCGGCGTGTTCACCGTCTTAAAACCAATTACATGGGCGTTGCAGCAGGACGCGACGCCCCCTTACTACTTCGGGGCGGTTACATTGAGCTGTACCGCCCCGGCATTGACACAAGACATGGAACAGGAGGCTTTAGTATGAGCGCGAGAACAAAGAAGAACACGGTGGAGACCGTGGAGGAGCAGACCACTCCGGCGGCCCAAGAGGAGCAGTCCGAGACGCCCGGAGACCCGGCGACGGAAACCGAGGCGGCGGAAAAGGCCCGGAAGCAGGAGGCACAGATCAAGACGTTCCTCTCCAAGCTCCCGGACCCCTGCGTGTACTGCGGCCCCAGCGTGCGCGGCGTGGCCCGGCAGTACACTGTGTATAACGGCGGCATCCCCGACGTGGTGAAGCAGTTTATCACGGAGCATCCGGCGGCGAAAGGGCTGCTGGTCTCCGTGGAGCGGTTCGCGCAGGTCAGGATCAAGCTGGAGACGCGCGGCACGGCGGAATTCATTCTTTTCAACAAGGTTCGGGCGGAACTGTAGGAGGCGGAGGACCCGCCTCTTTTTCATGCCCAGAAGAACGCAAAGGAGGAGTTTGACACATGGCAAGCAGCTATAAGCACGGCGTATATGTGGGCGAGCAGGAAACCAGCCTGATTGCGCCGGTAGAGGGAACCGCCGGTTTGCAGGTAATCTTCGGAACTGCGCCGGTCAATATGCTGGAGGACCCGGCGGCGGCGGTCAATAAGCCGCAGTTGGTATACAGCTATGCGGAGGCCGTGGCGGCAGTGGGGTATGTCCCCGACTTCCAGCACTATACCCTGTGTGAGAGCATCAGCGCCAATTTTACCGTTATCAACACAAGTCCGCTTATCCTGGTCAATGTGCTGGACCCGGCCAAGCACAGCGGCGACATCGCCGAGGTGACCGTGGCCGTCGAGGATGGCATGGCCGTGGTGAAGGAGAGCGGTGTGCTGCTGGACAAGCTGGAGGTCAAGAACGGCGAAACGGCACTGGAGCGGGACGTGGACTACACCACGGCTTTCAACAACGACGGCACGCTGAATATCGCCCTGATCGACGGCGGAGCGGGAGACGGCGCGGCCAATCTGACTGTGACCGGGAAGAAGCTGGACGCTTCGATGGTCACGCCCGCCGACATCGTGGGCGGCGTGGACGTTGCCACCGGCAATGAGACGGGCCTTGAAATCGTCCGGCAGGTCTATCCCAAGTTCGCCATGACGCCGGGCATCCTTATGGCCCCGCGCTACAGCAAGCACGCCATTGTGGCGGCGGCTTTGCAGGCGAAAACCACGGAGATCAACAGCGTGTTCCGGGCGGTGTGCATCGTGGACATCGACAGCTCCAAAGAGAGCGGCGTCACGAAGTATTCCGACGTGAAGACGCAGAAGGAGAAGCAGGCCGTCACAAGCGCCAACGCCTACGCCGTATGGCCCTATGCCAAGGTGGGCGACGTGATCTACAGCGGGTCCACGCTGGCGGGCGCTCTGACCTCCTACACCGACGCCCAGCACGGCGACATTCCAAACTGGTCCCCCAGCAACAAGACGCTCGCCATCAGCGCGGCTTGCCTGGAGGATGGGACGGAAGTTCTGCTGGATCAGGACCAGGCCAACACCATCAACAGCTATGGTGTGGCAACCTTCCTGAACATCAACGGCTACCGGCTGTGGGGCAACAATACTGCCTGCTATCCGGGCGTCACGGACCCGAAGGACAGGTGGTTTGCCGTGCGGCGGTTCATGTCCTGGGCGGCCAATACGTTCATCCTGACGTATTTTCAGAAGGTGGACAACCCCATGAATCCCCGGCTGATCGAGGCGATCATGGACAGCGAGAACATCCGGGGCAACAGCTTTGTTGCGCGGGGTATCTGCGCCCGGTACGAGATCACCTACAACGAGGCCGAGAACCCCGTCACCGACCTTATCAATGGTAAGATCACCTTCCATCAGTACATCACCCCGTTTGTCCCGGCGGAACACATCGAGAACATCATTGAATTTGACCCCTATGCGCTGGAGAGTGCATTGTCCGGCGCGGCGTAAGGAGGGACTGACAGATGATTAGTGACAACTACGTACCTGAAAAAATTAACGAGTACAACGCCTACCTGGACGGAGAGCGCATGATCGGCGTTGTGCCTGACATCGACCTGCCGGAGATCGGCATGAAGGCCAGCGAGGTTGAGGGAGCCGGTATGCTGGGCGTGCTGGACAGCCCTGCCATCGGGCAGTTTGAGAGCATCGAGCAGGAAATCAAGTTCAACGTCCTGTACTCCAGCGCAATCAATATGCTTAGTCCGCTGGAGGCGGTGAATCTGACCTTCCGGGCCTCCCAGCAGGTATATGACAAGATCGGCGGCTACGACTTCAAGGGCCTGCGAATCGTGGAGCAGGGTCGAGTGAAGAAGTTCAAGCCCGGCAAGCTGAAACGGGCGGAGGGCATGGAGGCCACCGTTACGATGGAGCTTACCTACATCATGATCGAGGTTGACGGTACGGTGATGCTGGAGATCGACAAGCTGAACCAGAAGTATATCGTCAACGGGAAGGATATGCTGGCCGGAATCGCGGCCCTGGTGTAAACACAGCGAACGCCCGCCCCCGGAGCAGAGCCGGAGGCGGGCGCATTTTCAAAATCTGAAAGGGGTATCTACCATGTCCGAGGAAAAGAAAATTATGGAGTACAAGCCTGAAATTCCGGTGGAGGGTACGGAGACAGCGGAGGCGGCGGAGACCGGCCAGCGCATTGTCGTGAAGTTCAACAGGCCCTACATCTTCGAGGGCAAGGAATATGCGGAGGTCGATTTGAGCGGCCTGGAGGGGCTGACGGTGAAGGACGCCATCGACATTCAGCGTCAGCTTTTCAACCAGCAGGAGGTAGCGGCGTCGCTACTGACCGAGACGACGACGGCCTTTGCGCGGGCGCTGGCGGTCAAGGGCACGGGGAGGCCGGTTGAGTTCTTCCAGCAGATGCCGCGCGGCGCAAGCAAACTGGTGTGCCGGACCGTGCGGGAGTACATGAACGTGGAGAACGCCACGGAAAATCATGTGATGCGCCTGGAGAAGCCCTACTCCTTCGACGGGAAGGAGTACAAGGAAATCGACCTGAACGGAATTGCCGATTTAAGCAGTATGCACGACAGCGCGGCGGAAAACCGCATGGCGCGGGAAGGGTTCATGGTAACGGAGACCTCCTTCAATTACCTGTACGCCTGTGTGATCGCCAGTATGGCCGCCAAGTTGCCGGAGGACTTCTTTACCGGCCTGCCGCTCTATGAGACGGTGAAACTGAAAAACGCCGTGAACGACGCCGGTTTTTTCGAGTAGAGGGCGGATACAAGGCGCTGCGAAAAGCGGCAATCAAGCTATCGGCCCTCACCAATGCGGACCCGGAATTTTACCTTGCGCGGATGTCAAAGCGGGAGTTCGTGGAGCTGAATAATGAGGTGGCGGAGGAATGGCGCAGAACAAAACACTAGAGCTTAGTATCAAGATCGCGGGCAAGGTGGACAAAAGCCTGCTGTCAGCGCTCAACTCTACACAGCGCCAGGTAAGCGGCATTGCAACAACCTTTAGCCATGTAGGCACAGTGGGCCTTGCGGCTATGGGCGCACTCGCCACGGGAACCGTCGCCGCCATTGTGAAATGCACCGACGCCGCAGAGAAGTTCGAGGCCCAGATGGGCGACGTGGTAAAGTACGTGGACGGCCTGGCCGACGCGGAAGGAAAGATCAGCGATAAGACCTGGGGCTTTGACGCCGCCGGGAACGCGGTTACTTACGCGGAAAACTACGCCCTCATGTCGGACGCGCTACTGGATTTGAGCACGCAAATCCCCATGACGGCGGAGGAGCTGACGCGGCTGGCGGCATCCGCCGGACAATCCGGCAAGGGGATCGCTGACCTGATCGAGCGGGACAGCCAGGGCAACATTTCCGGCTTTCTGAAAGACGTTGCCATGATGGGTACGGCCATGGACATTTCGGCGGAGCAGGCCGGTAACTGGGCCGCGAAGTGGGAAGTCGCCTTTGGCATGACCCATGACCAGGTGATGGTGCTGTCTGACCAGATTAACTACCTGGGCGCAAACAACGCCACAACGGCGGCGGAGATCGCCCAGGTAGTGAACGACGCGGCCAGTCTCGGACAGGTGGCAGGCGTCGCCACGGACACGACAGCGGCCATGGCGACGGCAATGCTGGCAATGGGCGTAGAGAGCGGCAAGACGGCGACGAGCATCAGCCGTATGTATACGAACATGAGCCTTGGAGCGAGCGCAACGAAGGCCCAGAAGGAAATGTGGCAATCGCTGGGCTTTACGGCGGAAGGCGTCGCAAGGTCCATGCAGATCGACAGCACCGGGACGCTTGTATCCGTGTTTGAGGCAATCAACAATCTGGACGCGGACAAGCAGGTGGCAGCTCTGAAAACGCTGTTCGGACAGTGGGCGATCCAGGGCGCGGCAAAGCTCACTGGGAATCTGGAATCCTTCACAAACGCCCTGGGCATGGTATCGGACCCGAACCTATACACCGGCAGTATGGAGCGGGAATTTATCATCAAGGCCAGCACCACGGAGAGCATCGACAAGATGATGACCAGCGCCCGTGAGGCGTTGAAAATCGACCTTGGAACGGAATTTCTGCCGGTGAAAAAAGAGTTCAGTTTGATGCTCATAGACATTATGAACGGCCTGCGGGAGAACGCGCCGGAGCTGAAACAGCTTGCGCAGACGTTGGCGACGCTGCTTAGTCAGGGCGTGGCCGCAGCGGGCGACGCTTTACAAAAGGCGCTGCCGTACATCCAACAGGCACTTGACTATCTGGCAAACCACGGGCCGCAGGTGATCTCCATACTGGGCAAACTGGCGGCGGCGTTCGCCGTGATGAAGTTTGCGCCGGGAATCGAGGGTGCTGTGCGCGGCGCTGGCGGTCTGCTGTTTGGTTCCGGCGCGGCTGGCGCTGGAGCAAGTGCAGCTGGCGGGGGCTTGCTGGGAGGCGTCAAGGGACTGTTTACAGGCGGCCAGCACGCCGCAGCGGCGGCGGCAACCGCGATTCCGAATCTGTTCGGAGCGGCAGGGAGCATCCTGGGAACGGCCCGTATCGACGCGCAGTTAAGTGGGCGGAGCTTGCTGGGAACGCTCTTTAGCGGCGCTGGAACGCTGTTGGGACAAACGGGGCTGGGCGGCGGACTGGCGAACTACTTTGGCGGAATCAGAGGCTCCTTTGGGAATCTGCTGAATACGGGAATCGGAGGAGGAATTGCAAACGCGCTGGGCGCAACCGGCGGGGCCTTGGGTGAAATCCTATCCGGCATTTCGCAGGCAACAGGATTGACCGATTTGGTCAACGGCGCAAGAGGTCTGGCCGGGCGCGGCGGGAGCTGGGTGGCCGGGAAAGCGGGCGGACTGACGCAGGGCGCTATGGGCCTTGCGGGCCGCGTGGTAAGCTCCGCACCGGCGCAGGCGGTTGGCGGAGTTTTAGGGAACGTCGGAAACTTTCTGGGTGCGGGGACCGGGATGCTGGGGAGTATGTGGGGGCCGATGGCCTCTGGCTTCGGCAGTCTGTTTGCCGGGGCGCTTCCCATTGTGGGCGTGATCTCCGGCATTATCGCGGTGGTAAGCATCCTGGGGGACCACCTGGAGGATATACGAGGCATTGTCGGCAATGTGTTCGGAGATGCAGGGCTGGCCGTTTTTGATTCGTTTATTGGCACGCTGCAAAACGTCGGGGACTTCATTACAGGGCTTTTTGCGGACGGCGGCGTGGCGGCAGCTATGGCCCCCCTGCGAGACGCGATTATCGGAATGTTCGGAGACGACGCCGGGGTAGCGTTCGACGGGCTGGTGCAGGTCCTTCAATCGGTTATGGGCGTGGTCGGCCAGGTGGTCACATTCGCCAACACGACGGTTAAGCCAATCATTGAGCAGATTTTCGGCTTTATTACTCAAACGGTGGTGCCTATTCTGCTGCAAACCTTCACAGCGGCGGCCCCCGCGATTTCCGGTATCATAAGCAGACTGGGAACCGCAATCATGGCCGGTATGCAGATCATCGGGACTGCGATTCAACTGGTTCTGCCAATCATTGAGTGGCTTATTACAGCATTTCTCAGTATTGCAAGCGTGGTGATCCCCGCTGTACTGGCCGGGTGGGAGGTTTTCGCAGCCGGGATCAGTACAGTAATCTCCGGCGTTCAGACCATCTTCGGCGGCCTGATTGACTTTATCACAGGAGTATTCACCGGAAACTGGTCCCTAGCATGGCAGGGTGTCCAGGATATTTTCAAGGGAATCTTTGAGGCGCTGGGCGGCCTGGTGAAGACACCAATCAATGCGGTAATCTCACTGATAAACAAAGCAATCTCCGGGATCAATGGCCTGGGCCTGGATATACCGGACTGGGTGCCGCTGATCGGCGGCAAGAAATTCAGTGTCAACATCCCGGAAATTCCCATGCTGGCAAGGGGCGGTTTTACCAACGGGCCGAGTATCGCGGGCGAGGCCGGGCGGGAGGCGGTTATCAGCTTCCAGAGCGGCGCACGGACGAGCAACATTGCAACGTGGGCAAAGGCCGGGCAAATGCTGGGTGTGGGAAACCGGCTGGCGGATACCGGCAATCCTCCTGTGAAGCTAAAGGACATTGATCCTCCTGACGGAAATTGGCTGCGCGGACCTGGAGGCGGCGGAGGAGGTATAACCGTCGTCTACGCACCGACGCTCAACATCCAGGGAAACGCCGACGAAGACGATCTTGCTGCCGTTCTGCGGGATGACAAGGAGCGATTCAGGGCGTGGTTTGAAGCCTGGTATGAGGAGAAGCGGCGCAACGAGAGAAGGGTACGGTGGTAACGCATGGCAACCTATACGACCAAGGCGGGGGATATGTGGGACGCTATCGCATATGAGCAGCTGGGCAGCGTCAATTACACGGATCGCCTGATGAATCTGAACCAGCAGTACAGAAACATCTATATCTTTCCATCCGGCATTGTGCTGAAACTGCCGGAGCGGGAGACGAAGATCAATAACTCTCTGCCGCCCTGGAAGCGAAAGGGGGCGGGAACATGAGCAATCCAAATGCGGCCCGCCGGGCCAATGTGCGCATTGTGTTTGACGGCGCGGACATCACAGAGGACATCATGCCTTATTTTCTGTCGCTGTCTTATAAGGACAGCGAGGAGGATGATTCCGATTCCATGCAAATCGACCTTCAAGACCGGGATTCCATCTGGCTTCAAAACTGGCTGGAAAAGGCCGTCAGCGCAACCGCCGCCTCTAAACTGAAAATCAGCGCAACTATTACGCCGGAGAACTGGGGAGCGGGTGAAGCCCTCCCCACCGGCGACTTTGAGCTGGACAGCGTGGAGGCGGCGGGGCCACCATCCACAATCAAGGTAGGCGGGGTATCCCTGGGGTACAGCTCCCCTATTCGCCAGACCAAGAAATCAAAAGCGTGGGAAAATTACAACTTATCTGCCATTGCGGGAGAGATCGCCGGAAACGGAGGTCTCTCCCTTGTCTATGAATCGGCCAGCGATCCGTTTTACGAGCGGGTGGAACAGACCAAGGAGAGCGACATCAAGTTTTTATCCGATCTGTGCCACGACGCAGGAATTTCCTTGAAATGTTCCGACGGACAGCTTGTCCTATTTGATCAGGCGGCCTATGAGGCAAAGCCCCCAGCGCTAACCCTCCGGCGCAACAACGGGAGAATCCTTCCGGCAGCGCCGGAGGCATACGGGGCATATGGGAAAGACCCGAACTGCGGGGAATACATCGACTACCGGCTTTCCACCGGAGCTGCGGAAACGCAGTACGGTTCTTGCCGTGTCAGCTATGCCGACGCGGCATCCGGGCAGCTTATTGAGGGTAGGGCCACGGCGGAGGGCGAGGACAGCGAAAGCGGCCAATGCCTAGAGATCACGGCCAAGGTGAAGGATGCGAGCGAGGCACAGGCCCTAGCAGAAAAGCATCTGCGGCTCCACAACAAATTCAACCGCATGGCCTCCTTTACTCTCCCCGGCAACACCGGGCTTGTGGCGGGCGTGACGGTAAAACTGGAGGACTTCGGCGGCTGGAGCGGGAAATACATTATCAAGCAGGCGGAACACACCGTATCCTCGTCCGGCTATACAACCAGGATCACACTACGGAAGGTGCTGGGCGATTCGTCCGGCGGAAAATCCGGCGAGGGCCAAACCGGCAGCGGGGAGGAAAAGCAGACCACCGGCGGCAGCACCTATACCGTCAAGCCTGGGGACAACCTGTCAAAACTGGCGAAGCAGCTTTACGGGACCGGCGCGGACTGGAAGAAAATCTATGAGGCCAACAAGGACGTGATCGGGGGAAATCCAAGCCTGATCTATCCGGGCCAGACGTTCACAATACCAGAATAGGAGGACGCTATGGACGAAGACAGCCTGGGGAGAAGCACCGCATATCAGGACATCAGCGCTGTGTTCTCCAGTTTTTTCCGCATTGGATTCGTAACGGACGTAAACAACGAGAAGCGGATCGCGCGGGTAAAGTTTGAGGACCTGGGCTATACCTCCGGCTGGATTCCTGTACTTATCAATCGGGATTTTATACCGGACTATGATGTGCCGCAGCGGACAGAAGCAAGGGCTGGAGGAGCCGGATACCCACAGTTTGAGAGCCATACCCACGATCTTATCATCAAGCCCTATATGCCCAAAAAAGGTGAGCAGGTGCTTTGCATTTATGAGCCGGTGCGCAATGGAAGGGGCTTCATTTTGGGAGGGATTCAGAAGTGGCAGTAATCGGGTATTTGGGCAAGAGCGCGTCGGAGGGCGTTATCTTCGAGGTATCCGACCAGACTGTGCGGACGCTGAGTAATTGGAAGTGGAGCGGTTCGGTTCGCTACGCTGTCCATCAGCGGCACAACTACCATGCTCTGACGGAGTACACGGGCATGGACCCGGACAAGATTACCTTCGATATGGAGCTTCGCGTGGAGCTGGGCGTGAAACCACTGGACGATATTGTGAAGCTATGGACCTACCACCGGGAGGGAATCGCACTGGCTCTGACTGTGGGGCATAAGGGATATGGGAAATACCGCTGGAACATCACAAGCTACAGTGTGGAAATTAAGCACACGGACAATGAAGGGGACCCGACGGCGGCCACCGTGTCGGTAACGCTACAGGAGTATTTGAGAACATGACTTATGAAGTTTCAGAGGCGGATTTGAAGACCATCCGCCTGAACGAACAGGATGCCGTATCCTCTGTTCTGCACAACGTCGCGCTGATCCTGGCGACACCGAAAGGGAGCGTGCCCATGTATCGGGACTTCGGTCTGGACCGGGAGTTTCTGGATATGCCGGTGCCGGAGGCGGAAACACGGATGATTGCCCCTATACGGGAGGCCGTGGAGCAATGGGAGCCAAGGGCGACTGTGAAGGACGTTCGATTTACCAGAGGCGGCGGAGGCAGCGGGCGACTGATCGCACACGTTGAAATTGAGATTCAGGGGGATGGATGAAAGGGCGGTGAGAAGCATTGAGCAGAAACGCAGAATATCAATTTGTGCCGACTGACCCGGAGGAGATTGTAACAGAACTGATTGCATTGTATGAGGCGATCTTTGAGACAACGGTACAGCCTGCCAGCCCGGAGCGTCTTTTTATCCAGTATGTTGCCGCCGCCATCATTCAGGAGCGGGTGCAAAACAATTACACGGGGAATCAGAATATCCCCAGCCGCGCCGAGGGAAAGAACCTGGACGCGCTGGCGGAGCTGACCTACAGCAAGAAGCGCCCGGAGGCTACGGCGGCCACCTGCACCATGCGTTTTTCCATCTCCACAGAGCAGAAGTCCGCTGTATTGATTCCTGCCGGGACCCGGATCACCGACGCCAGCAAGACCCATGTATGGGTCACGCAGGAGGACAACTACATCCCCATTGGGGAAACGTACATCGACGTGGAACACGTCACCTGCCAGAGCGCCGGAACGGCGGGAAACGGGTACACGCCGGGGCAGATCAATAAACTGGTGGACGTGTACGACTATTATACTTCCTGCGAGAATGTCACCGCTTCGGCGGGCGGATCAGACGCGCCGAACGACGATGAATACTATGAGCTGATGCGTGCCAGCATGGACGCCTACAGCACAGCCGGGGCGGCGGGCAGCTATATCTACTGGGCAAAGCAGGTCAGTACCGAGATTATGGACGTGGCAGCGGTGTCCCCGACGCCGGGCGTGGTCAAGCTCTATGTGCTGATGGACGGCGGGACGCTGGCCGACGAGGAAATGAAAGCAAAGGTGCTGGAGGCGTGCAGCGCAGACGAGCGGCGGCCTCTGACGGACTGGGTGCTTGTGGAGGATGCGGAGGCGGTGCCATACGACATAGCCTTTACCTACTACACGCAGACGGATGCGGGAATCAGCGCGGCAGACTTGGAGGCGGCGGTGCAAAAGGCCGTGGAGGAGTATACCGCATGGCAATGCGGAAAGCTGGGCCGGGACATCAACCCGGACGAACTGCGGAAATATCTCTACCGCACCGGAATCAAACGGATCGAGCTGACCGCCCCCGCATTTACAGAACTGCGGGACGGAAGCGGGAAAACCGTGCCGCAGATAGCAGCCCTGCGGGGGACGCCAACCGTTATTAATGGGGGTTATGAAAATGAGTGACGCCCATGGAGTGACGAAGGAAAATCTGCTGTTTGCTTTCCCCAGCGGCCTGCGGGAAAATCCATCCCTTGCGGCGCTGGGGGACGTGACGGCGGAGGCCCTGGCAAAGCGCCCGGCGGAAATTGCGCTCTTGGCCCTTTATCCGAGGATCGAAGAACTGCCGGAGGACCTGCTGGATATTCTGGCACGAGATTTCAAGGTGGACTGGTGGGATATTAACTACGACTTGGCGGAGAAGCGGCGGACGCTGAAAGATTCCTGGCGGGTACATAAGATGCTGGGGACAAAGGCCGCCGTGGAAACAGCCATCTCCGCCATCTATCCCCATACGCGGGTGCTGGAGTGGTTCGAGTACGGCGGAGAGCCGTATCACTTCAAGCTGGACATCAACATCACCAACGACACGATCAATTCCGAGAAGCAGCGCCGGGTACTGGAGCGGATGAACTTTTATAAAAGCCTCCGCTCCCACAACGACGGCGTGACCTACTTTGTGGAGGCGAAGCCCGCTGTCGTTCAGGCGTCCGGCTATGCGCCGGGACTATGGGAGACCATACATACCCCCATGGAATTGCCCATTCCGATCATCCAGCCGGAGGCAGCAGCTAGAGCGGTGGCCTCTGCGGGCATTTGGGAGGCCATACACGTTCCTCTGGGATTGCCGGTCCCCGTTGTCGAGCGGGAGGCCGTGGCCCGTGTGGGCGGCT